GTAGAAGGTGGTTGCCGTCATCTTGGCGTTGATGTAGTCGTTGATGGCGTTGAAATGTTCCGGACCCATGCGCACGAGGACCTCCGGGGGAATTTCTCCGGAGGAACTCATCATGCAGACGTAATCCAGGACTTGTTCGTTTGTCTTGGGCTGGTCACCGAGGAAGGGAGTTTCCCACTTCGACTCCCATTTTGACAGCGAGAGCAGCGAGTGCTCCAGCTCAAGCACGACACTGCTGGCTTCGACGAATTGACTTGTCTCATCGTCGAATCCCTCTGCGGTGACGACTGTTAGCCGGAGCACTCGCTCCTCCTTTCCCTTACTGAGCCGTCCGCAACGGTTCAGGCAGGCTCTAGCTGACGAAGGTGTACAGCCAGCTGGTGACGACCGGCTTGTTGAACACGTAGCCGGCGTTCGGGGTCGCCGAGACGACCTTGGACTGACCGGTGGTGAGCAGCTGCGCGCCGGCCGCGTGCACGACACCGTCGACGTAGTAGGTGACGCCGGTCTCGGACGGGATGGTGATGGTGTGAGCGCCGTCGAAGGTCGGAGCGGTCAGCGTGATCGCCGTGATCGAACCGGTGAACAGCGCGAGGACGGAGTCCGGCGGCGGCAGCGACGGGCTCGTGCCGGCCGTGCCGTACAGGAAGTCCTCGAGATCGCCCAGGGCGGTGGCGTCGACCTTGGTCGAGTCGATCGTCAGCAGACTGGTGTTGCCGAAGTTCGTGGAACTCGCGCCCGTGCAGTCGAACGCCCACGTGAACGCCACCGCGTTCGGCGAGTCGTTGATCGTGGAGTAGTCCTTCTCGGATGGCGAGGCCAGCGCGCCGTACACCAGGTGCAGCTTGTAGCCCAGGTCGGACGAGACGTCGTTGCCGATCTCGGTCCGGTAACTGAGCCCGAAGGTCGCCCTCGACTGCTGGCCGACGGTGACGCCGGAAGCCGGCTCAGCCGTGCCGTCGCAGAGACCGAACTGGTCCGGGTAGGTGAAGGCGCTGATCTCGCCGCCGAACGTCTCCGCGGAGAGCAGGTTCAGGTAGGCGATGTTGTCGGCGTACTGCTTGTTGGAGCCAGCCCCGGCGGGCTTCTCCTTGATCTCGGTGAGACCGTTCCAGGCGAAACCCGTGTCGTACAGGCCGTTACCGGTGTTCAGCGGGTACAGGACACCCTTCTTGACGCCGGTCTCGAACCTACGGTTGCCCGTGTCGTCGAAGACGAGAACTGCCATCAACTTCTCCTAGAAGTAGACGTTGAATATGTCATGGTTCAAGTTTGCGCTCGTGTAGTGCCGGACGAACCTCATCATCGGCAGAGTCATGAGCTTTGGTTTTAGAGGACTGTCCGGATTAGCGTCGATCAGTGTGACCTGATACCTGATTGTTCCCGAATATGGAATGTTGTCGGCGAACTGGTTATTCAGGTAATCTTGGTTGTAGACAATCGCCGGGTAGACCATCTGAACATCGGGCGGAGGCTGGAAATATACGGTGACTCCGTTCCCGAGGCCCTCAAGGAGAGTCTGGAACTCAAGCCTTGTTCCCATGCCACTGCCCTCCGATCGTCAAGATAAGCCTTGGCCGGCGAACCTCGACGTCGCTGATGGTCCAGTAGCCGCCATTCCAGTGGACATACCTCATGTGCTGATAGTTCTCGAAGGCCATCGCGTCCGCGACGATGCTGAACGAGTTCCCGAGCGCTATGCCCTGGTTCGTCTCTGGAGGTACCATCGACGGCCCCTCCAGGCGCCTGGAATTCCTGATGACATCGCCGAAATATGGTTTCTCGGTAATGACATCATCCCAGACGCCCGGAGAGGTTTGCGTACTGGTCGCGAAGCCTACGGTCCCGGAGAACCGCATCTATCGCCCTCCCAGGTTTAGTCGCGGCGGAAGGTCCACTGGAAGTTGTCAGTGGAGAACTCGTACCCAGCGTCCGGAACGGCCCGGTAGGTGACGTACGCACCGGAGGCGATCGCGGCCTGCGTACCGACGGTGAGCGCGCTGCTGAGCGTGCCGTCGTCGGCGACCGTGACGTAGGTGAGGTGCAGACCCGAGAACGCCGGGATGGTGCCGACGCCGGTGACCTCATCGAAGGTCGGAGCGGCCGGGTCGGGCAGCAGGCCGGTGCCGGTGAACTCGATGACCGACAGCGCACCGCGGTACCTGGTCATGGCTCCCGAGACGCGGGTCTCCATGAGGTACTTGAACTGGTTGTAGTCGATGTCGAAGAAGTCGAACATGTTGACTTCCCCGCCCTTGTCGGCGCCCACAGTGTAGTCCTGCAGGTTGACGACGAGACCGATCAGCTCCGGCGAAGCCTCCAGCGCCTCGCAGGCGATGACGTTGCTGACGCCCAGCGCGGCCGAGAGCTCCTGCAGGGTCGGGTAGATGCGGCGCCCGAGGGTGTCCTTGATCAGGAGCATCTTGGCGAGCCAGACGCGGGTGGTGTACATCACCGGGTTGCCGGAACCGCGGTAGAAGCGGAAAGCGTTCACCACGCCGTCCACGATCGCGTCCGCGGAGGTGGTGATGGCGCTGGCGGCGACGTAGACCGGGGTCACGTACATCTCGTCGTCGCCGTAGATCGGGCGCACGTTGGCGGTGTCGATCTTGTCGGGGTCGTCCACGTCCCGGCCGTCGCCGATCAGGATGGCGCGGGCGAGCTCCTCGTCCAGCATCAGCCGCATCTCGGTCTGCAGCCAGTTCACCACGTCGAACTCGGTGATGTCCAGGATGTCGTCGCGGTCGAGCTTCTGCTTCTTGTAGATGGTCTGCGGAGTCGTGATCCGGCGGGCGATCCGGATGAACTCCTCCTTCTTCAGGTTGCCCTTGATGTAGCCCTTCGCCCGGGCCTCCTGGAAGGTGATGTCGGCGGTCCAGCTGCGGATCCGCGAGAACGGGGTGCGGCGGACGCCGGTCAGCACGCCGTTGACCCACTCGGTCCTCCGAGCGATGAACTCGGGGGTGTCCGTGACGGCCTGGTCGTACGGGAACAGGGTGGAGATGTCGTCGATGCCGTGAGCCAGCGCCCACTCCTCGACAGCGCCCTTCAGCGAGCCGCCCTTGTGGGCCATGCCGAAGATCTCCTGCATGTCGCTGTGCGACAGGGTGGTACCGGCCGGGCTCTGGCTGCCGGCTTCGGACGTCTGGTCGAAGACGTTACGGGTCACTGGGGGCTCGCCCTTCTGGTCGTGAGAAATGGTGCTGTCCGGGTCTTCCGGGTCTTCCTCGTCTTCCGCGTCGCTCTGCTGGAGAGCGGCGCCGACGAGGCCGTAGACGACCTGCTTCTGCTGGTCGGTCAGGGTGTTGAGGACATCCTCGACAGAAGCGTCCGGGCCGAGGCCGCCGTCCGCCGGGTCGAAGAGGTCGTTGTCGCCGTCCCCGTCGGGGTCCGGGTTGTTCGCAGAAGGCTTGGGCATGGGACCCTTGGCCGCCATGTCCACCTTCCGAGGCGCCGCGGTGGCGCTGGCGTGCTGGATCAGGAAGCCGTCGCTCAGGCCTTCGGGTTCGCCGGTGTAGATGACGACCTCGTCGTCGAGCTCACTCTGGCTGCCATCTCCGTGCACGACGTTGACGTTCGAGATGAACGCCCCCGGGTTCGCGCCGGCCAGGACGAGGCTGCCTTCACGGATCATGCCGTGCGTGACGTTCCCGCCCTGCTGCTTGAGCTGGTTGGCGTAGATCGATAGCGCCGTGATGTCCTTGTGGATGACGAGGGCCTTCGCGTTCTTGCCCTGGTCGGTG